CTTAAAACTGCATCTTTCGTTCCAAATGATTTCCAACCCTTTGCGAGTAGGGTTCGACAAGCGTGGAATCTTAACGAGCGAAGGTGTGGTTTCGAGGCAGGGAGGCAACTAAAAATGTATGATTCACCTTTTCATAGAACTATTGCTCTTATTTTTCATCTTTCTTCTGGGATTTTATTATGGACGACATGGAAAAATTACCTACCAAGATGGATACAAAAAAGGAGTCCAAGATAATATTCAAAGACAACGTGAAATTAAAAAAGAAAGATGGGGAATTAAATAACCCCTTCTCGCAGGGTTTCGAGGGAATTTTTACCAGCGCAAGCTGGTGTGCAGAAAAGCCTCTCGAAGCCCGTTGAGAGGGAATTAAGATATTGTTGGGCAGTGGCTATCGTGAGAAGTCACGGGCACCTTCTTAGGAGGGTGGCTGATGCGGCCACAACAATATCCCCTTCTTATAAGTTCTGATAGATGGTGTAAAAGGGAAAACACTATATTCTTAGTAAAATCGGTCTAAGAATGAATACTTACATCGGTTGTTAGCCCGTCGGAATGGAGTAACCGCTCTATGACTTTAAGTCGACATGATCCGTAAAAAATCTGCAAGGTGACCAAGTGACGAAAAGAATCATACGAATTCCTTGCTCTATCAGAACTTAAAAGAGGGAGGCTACCAATGGACTACTACACACCGTGTTTCATGTTCCTGTCACTGATCCTTGGATTCGTGGCAGGTAGGAGGTGGGAGAGAAACCATGCAAAAACCACGCAAGACAGTCACAAGAGTGTGTCCTCGGTGTGACACAGAGAAAAAGTGCTTTATCCTTTCGGAATATAAGCACCACTACAAGGTCAAGTGCGATACCTGTCATCACATCTTCTTCACAACCATTAACTTGTTCTTCACCAAGAACTGAGGAGGTTCAGTGCCCGACGTCACACTCTCACGCACTGCTTGCGGCAAGTGCAGCGACACAGACGTTGATCGTCTGATCTTTCGTGACATGACACTCAAGCGGTGCAAATGCAGACTAGTCTGGGCAACATGCTCTATCTGTGGAGGGGTTTTGGTAAGGTTCGACAACGGACAGTATCAATGCAGCTTGTGCACGTTCAGCACGGAGTAACCCCTTCACATTTTCTTTATAATTATCTATCTTCCGTCCTCAAACAAATTGGGGCATACAATTGAATACGTCTCTTTGGCCGAGTGTGGTCGTTACCTTCTCGGCAGGGGCGGAAGGTGGAGAAATATTAACTAAACACTTATGACTAAAACTCACACAGCAACAGCTCAATGCGAAGACTGTAAAGACATAATTACCAGCGAATATGGTGGACATTTTGTTCAATGTAAATGTGGTAATTCATACATAGACCAAGAACGATCAGAGGCTGCGTATGTCCGTCTTGGTGGTAATCTTGTTGAATGGAGCCGGACTTGTCCTAAAGATTGTAAAGCACATTTATGAACAACTTACTCCAAGAAAAGATACAGCTACTAATTGCCGAGGAGATTGCAATAGCTCAACACGAAGGCCAACCAACAAGCCGCTTAACCAGCTTGGCAAATAAGATTGACAACCTTCTTAATTCATTAGAGGAAAAGACATGAGCCATGAACAACAATTAAAACTAATCATCCATGATATTCTTTGGATGGCTGCTCGTTATGCTCATGGCAGAAATACATATGCTTCATCAATAGTTCGTGAAGCAGTAAAAACAATGCAAACAATTTATCCAGATTGGAAACCAAAAGAAGATCATGTAATTCAACCTCCTGACCCAAAAGATATTAAAGGTTCAAATTTTAGAGAAGATTATCTCGATGATATTTTTAACCCCAATAAGAAATAGTATGACAAAATTCATTAAACTTATTTATACAACAGAACGAAAAGGTTTTGGAGACGAGAAAGATGACACAGTCAGAAGGGTTGAACAATTATGGACAGAAAATGGACTGTTAGTGGCAGAAAATGATCCATGTGGTGAAAGTTTTTTTAAAGGTGTTCCAAATTTATGAAAACGCAAACAGTATACATCTGCCAAGTATGTAAAAAACGAATAGAATACGATTCTGAAATTGACGCATATTTAGAACACAATCATTCTTACCCTAATAAGAAATAGGTATGCCATTCCCAAAATACAAAACAACCAAAAAGCGAATTCTGTTTTGGAATTACAATGTATCAAAACGAGACGATTGGGAAGACTTGGGTGAGATAGAAAGTTTGGGAGAATATAGAAATGGTAAATATATAAGATTCCAAGATTCATGTTCTCGTTGCAAAAGTACATTATTCCTTGGACGTGAAGAAACGGAAACATTCAAATTTTGTCCACGTTGTTTAGTTAAAATTAGAGACTAATATGCCTAACACTCTATCAATAGACCTAGACAAACTTACACCAGAGCAACAAGAACAAATTAAAGAATGGGTTGGCAACAGCGTCTCCGTTGATGATTGGTTTAAGCCAGAGGAAGGAGAACTGTATTTTATTCTTGATGACGAAGGTGTTAGAGAAAGTAAAAATTATAATATTGCTACTGGTATTGTTCACACTAAACGCCAACAAGCATTCCGCACCAGAGAAGCAGCAGAAGCAGCAGACCAATGGAGAATAGCACTTACATCTATTCGCAGGTACATTGCTAAGAACAATATTGGGTGGAAGGGAGGTAAAAATAGAAAATGGTATATTTATTTTGATAGTGACGATAATAAATTTAAGATTGGTGATCTCCATTTGAGCATTTTTTCAAATCCACTCAATCTTTATATAAATGTTCTGGAAGACGCAGAGCAGCTCATTAAAGACATGGAGCCAGAGCTTAAAATATTATTTGGAGTATGAAAAATCAAACTGAGGTAGGAATTACAATCATTGCAAGCATTGTGCTCATGGCAGGAGTTTTTTGGTTAGCCAGATGGTTTCATGAAGATTCAAACCAAAGACATCTTGATAGTTGCAACCAACAAATTGAACTCATCCAACCAGAGGCATCTTGGGTTACAAAGAACGACTGTTTTATTTACCACAACGGACAAATCATTGAGTTATGAACATCACAAAAGAAAACCTAGAAACAATCAAAACTTTAATCAAAGAATACTCAGCGCATGATCTTGAGGCGTTTGAGAATAGAACTGAAATGTTTAGGATGATGATGATGTTAGTTAAGAAATTAGAAGAAGTTTTATAATTATGCCGAAGGTTCAATGTTCAAAATGTTCAAAATATACTTACAAAAGACCCTATTTTCTTAAAAGAAATAAGAATATATTTTGTACTTTAGATTGTTTTTATCTATTCTTGAAAGATAGAAAGTTTACTTCTGAACATAAAATGAAACTTTCAAAAGTTAAAACAGGTAAGAAGAATCCTAGATGGAAGGGTAATGGAGTAGGTTATGGTGCTTTACATACTTTTATAAAACGTAGAAAGAATAAACCATTTTTTTGTGAAGATTGTAAAGAAAATAAAAAACTTGATTTAGCAAACATCTCTCAAGAATATAAACGCGATCTTGATGACTGGGAATGGTTATGTCGAAAATGTCATATGGTTAAAGATGGAAGATTAAAAAATAATTATCAGAAAATGAGAAAATTTCAGGCTGAGAAACTGGAGGAGGTTTTGTGAATGAAGTAAAAAAGAAAATACTAGATGAGATAATGTTTGATTTGGGCTTTCTTCCATGCAAAGAGGCATTTAACCCATACTGTTGTGAATGTTGTCATTTGAACAATAAGGATGTTCTTGAAACAGCCCTTGATAAATACGCAGCCATTGTCCTACAAGAATACAGAGACAAGTTAAACGATGAAGGCCTGGGTGAAGACGTCAGCTACGACCCGAAGTTTATGGCACAAGCCTTAAGACTAATTGAAGAAACCAAAGACAACCTAAATTGTACAAACCTTAGCGAATAAGTTAAAATATAAGAAATAGATGTGAAATGTGAGACTTGTAAAATTAAAGAGTTGGTTAAGAATAATCCTCATCAGGATTTACGTTTTTGTTCCAAGGAATGTAGACATAAAAGACATAACTCAAAGAAGGGAAAAAGATATTAAAAAACCATCAATTAAAAAACTAGATTCTTTGTGGTCAAATCTCATTCGAGTTCGTGCTGGATCAATGTGTGAGTATGATGGTTGCGGAAAAAAAGACCGGTTAAACTCTCATCACATCTTTAGCCGGTCTAACAGAGCCACCAGATGGGACTCAGACAACGGAATTTGTCTTTGTGTATCTCACCACGTGTTTGGAAATTTCTCAGCTCACAAAGCACCACTTGAATTTGCAGAATGGATGAAAGAAAAGAGAGGTGATGAATGGTTTGAAAGGCTTAGGAAAAAGGCAAGTTCGATTGTAAAAAATCAAGACCTCAAAGAAATAAGAGAAGGGCTGAAAGAAGAATTGAAAACATATGAATCCAGTATTTAAAGGAAAAGTGGAACAAGGAAAACTGCATTTAAAATCAAGAGAACAGTTTGATAATTTCCTTCACTCAATGACCGGAGATGTTGAAGTGGTAGTGAGACGACCGAGAAAAGATAGGAGTAATCGTCAAAACGCTTACTATTTTGGGGTGGTTATAAAGATTCTTGGAGATCACTTGGGATATTTCCCTAATCAAATGCACGAGATTTTAAAGTTCAAGTTCTTAATGCTGGATGATGGGCGTTACAAGTATGTAAGATCCACAACAAGCCTTTCAACAGTTGAATGGGAAGACTACATGTCAAAAATTCGCATGTGGGCCTCGTCAGAACATGAGTGTTACATACCGAAGCCTAATCAGGTTGATATTTGTGATACAATATAAATACTAATAGTAATTTTTAACTATGCGAGGAATAATTAAGAAGAAAACCGAAAAAGGATTCGGTTTCATCAGCCTAGAAGATGGTTCAAAAGATATTTTCTTTCATCTCACTAAATTAGAAAACGTCGGTTTCAATGAACTAAACGAAGGTGACGAGGTAGAATTTGACACAGTAGAAACAGACAGGGGTAAGGTTGCAGTCAAGGTGAATCTTGTTTAAGAAAAATCCCCCTTACAGGGGATTTTATTTGATTTCTGTTTAACTTTAAGCTCATGTTTTTATTACTTTGGATTATCAAGGCTTCGGTAACAGTTTACTTCCTACTGTGGGGAATTCTTTTGCTAGCACTTTTAAAACAGAAAATTTTATTAAAGTTGTAAAGAAGGTGTTCTTCTTTTTTTCGTTGACCTTTTTCTTGGTTTAACTGTTGGTGCTTTAAGATTAAGAGAAGGTGTTTTTCTCTTTGTTTCTTTTGGTTTTAATTGTCTTACAATAGCTGGAGTAAACTGTCGTTTTAATTCTTGAACTCCTTTTAATTTTCCTGTTGTTTTATATCTTTCGGCAGTTGCTATTTCTTCTAAGTTACCAGCAAGGCTAGACATAAAAGTCACGATTCTCGGCACACCTGCAAATGTGGAGGGTCTAAGAGCCTGAATAGTTGTTGATGCTTCACGCAATGCCTTACTTTTAAGTTGTCCAGCAAAAGTTTTATCATCCTCATCTTTAAAAGCTGCTATTAGCATTATCACAAAAGAAATAAGAATCAATCCTCTAAATTCCTCAATAAATTCTCTTGAATTTGTGTTGATCTTTCTACTCCTCACTTGTTTAATTAGATTATTCCAGTTAGAAATTGTTGTGTGAAGAACAGGGATAGCCCAAGTTTTATATTGAGTCATTGCATTTCCAACTGAGGTGGTTCCAACAATAGACTTAAAGTTTTTTACAACACGTTGTCTGCCAATATCAAGACGCAACTGAGCAATTCGTTCCGGAGATATTGTTGTTGTTTCAAATTCCTTTTCAGTCAAAGAACCAAGTACCCATTCTTTGTTTGCTTGTAGTGTAGCAATGGAGAAAAGACTAAATAAACCATCTTGAAGTTTTTCTCCGATGTCTTTCTCTGGCATAAACAACTCTTCAATAAAACTATGCCCAAATAATTGCTCATATTTCTTTGTGAAAGCTCTACCCTTTCTAGTATTTTGTCTTTTAATTCCCTTAATCATTACTTTGGGTCCAGCACCCTTAAATGTTACAACCTGTTCTCCAACGGTTGCAGCCACACCTGTGGCAACATTAAGTCCAAGATCAATCATTGAGGTGAAAGTTCTTGCAAATCTAAGTGAAATATCAACTTTTCCACCTGGCTTAACTAATCCCCCAAATGAGAACGGCCTACCACGTTTATTATTGAGCCATTCGTTAATGAATTTTCGTAGTGTTCTATCCATTTGAATTCCTTTTTCCGTCATTCTCTTCGGCTCAAGCGAATAAACATACATATCAACAAGCGGAACAACAGAATCTAAAGCAATCTTTTTATAATAAGTTTTAATATACGCCTCGTATGCCTTGGCTGCATTTTTCGTTGGTGTCAGTTCTCCTGTTCTTTGTAAAGCAAATTGAAAAAACTTCTCATACGGCAGAATGGTTCCAGTGTCATCATCAATGATATTGAATGTCATCTTATCCAATTCATTCTGTTTAAAAACTTCTTTAAACGCAACAAGTAACCCATCGTCTTTCACAGTCTCAAGAAACCCACGCCTTATGTGAGTGTAATAGTTTTCAATACCATCAGTTAAAACTTTTCTTTTCAAAAGCTCATCATAAGCCTCTTTGAAAGTAATTTGCATTTCAATAGCCGCTTCAAGTTCTTCTGGTGTCATTTTTTCTTCTACCTTCTGTTTGTCTTTTGATTCTAACCATTCGATAACTTTTTCATCCTGTGGAATCAACATCTTTCCGAGAGTCCTGTTACTAGTTCTTGCCAACTTGATCTTATTTCTAAACGAAATAAGTTTGTTTGTTAAATCAATTTCGTTCCTAGCCCATTCAGTATGAAAGGTATTTACAATCACTTCATAAAGTGGATTCTTTCTAGCAAGAGCAACATCATAAAGAATTTTATCTAATCCAGTTGATGTAATTTCTTCAAGCTCTGATAACGGCACACTGGCATCCTGCGCCAATGCCTCTCTTATTTCTCTAATAGTTCTAGCACCTGCAATTTTTGTATTATCAATCACCTCCATGCGCCTTGGAGAGATAAACACATCTCCCATTTGATATGGCTCAAGAGCCGCAAAGAATTGTTCAAGTTGCGGAAGGTTCATTTTACTTATTACGGGTAATTGTAGTGCCTTTTGGAGATTCTCATAAGCGATAAATTTACGATCCCGAATAAGTTGCATGACCTCTGACTTCTTTTGGACTGTCTCTTGAAACGAAATAATTTGAGTGTCTAAATCATTTAGATACTTATCAAATTCCGCATCTGTCATTAGCGAATAGTCTCTCTTGGTAATTTGTTTCATCTCCCTTGACGATAGATTAAAGAACTCCTGAACAGCCCTCAGTCTCACACGACGATGTTGTGTTCTTGATCGTTTACCAAGATCAGTTAAGTAACGTTCAAACGTAACCTTCTCGCCTCTAACTTCTGCTTTAATCGCATCTAGTTTGTTTACCACATTTTTATATTCCGGATCAGTCTTTTCTAAGTGCGATCGTTTAAGTGCTTTTTCATTTACATCCAGTCTTGATAAGTTTAACTGATCCTCAAGAAAATCTATGCCACTATAAAATCCATGTTCTTGTGCAAACATTTCAACTGGCAGAACTTCCTCATATCCTTTCTTAATAAATCTCTCACGTGCATCAGGCTCAACCAAAGTCAACCTGCCCTTTGGACTGCGCATAATAAAACCTTCTCCGGAAGTATCTTGTAATGTTCCTTCGCGCTTGAAATAAATATTGTTCTTAATGGCTGATAAAACATCAGGTTCTAATTTCTCTTGCATTTCTTTATTGAATTCAACCTCTGTCTCAATTTGAAAAGACGCTTCGCTTTCATCAAATGCTTTTTCAATTTCTCGTTTCCTTTCTTTAAGGCGAACAACCTCTTCTGGTTCAATCTTTCTTTTAAAGTTGGCTTGAATATCACCGAAATCAAGAACCAACGTGCCTGCATCAGTTTGTTTGGTAAACATTTTGGTATCTGTGCCACTAACAACAACTGGATTACTTTGTTCCTCCTGAAAAGCAAATTCAAAGAATCTTCTTGTAACATCAATGTTTTCTGGTGCAAACACTTTTCTAATAGCCTCAAAAATGTTCTCAAAGAATTTTTCTAGTTTTCCAAATATTGTAGTTGGTTGATTCCTAAGCCTCATCTCAACATACATTTCAAAATCCTCAGCAATCTTTTCTTCCAGGTCTACTGTTTCTAAATCTCCATATCTCAACCTTGCTTCGTCTTGTAGTTCCTTCCTTGTAATGCCAATATCTAGCTTATGCGCGTTGCGAAGTAATGTATGCATCACTTCGTGATCTGCGGCAAACTCTGGCACTTGTCTGGTAAAAGAAACCGTATTACCAAAAGAAGACGCAAAAGATTGACTGTGCTTATCCATTATTACATCAACCACTTGTGATTCTAGGTTTGTAAGTTTTAACCGTTTCTTATAATCATTTATTGTCTTTACAACATCTCCATAAGTCTTTGGTCTTAAATCATCTCGTTCACGAATGAATTGTGGTGATTGTTTTGTTTTAAAACCAGTAAATCCATCTATTACTTTAAATTCTTCTACACGACCGATGGTTAAAATTTTTGGATTTAAAACCACTAGTTCTTGTTCCCCTCCACCAATCCAAACAGCATCAACACCTTTTTTTATCAATTCATCAGCATATTCATTTAATTCTTTCGAATCTTCGACACCATCTATTTGTGTGATAAAAGCATCTGGATTAACAATAGCTTCAAGTACAACACCCCTATTACTATCCCCTGTGAATATTGAAGCTATTTTTGAATCTTTTGATAAGCTAACACTTTTTTGTAAAAGACCATAACCGCCGCCACGAAAATTATCCATAGGAAGTTCTGAGCCTTTTTTAAGTCCCGATGTTTTTATCGACTCTATATTTTGAGCACTTGTTCCATGAAAGAAAATTAAATTTTCAGTATTAAAAGGTTTAAATTCAAGACTTTCTTTTTTTGTATCAATATCAACAATTTTAGTTCTTATTAAATCTTGCAAAAAAATTTCATCTTTTCCTCTATATGTTTTTGTTTCTATAAATTCTGCTGTTTCATTTACACCTATTATTCTTTCAAGTTGTTCAACATCTTCTGGATTTTTTAAATTTAAGATACTTGAATATTTTGTTTTTTCTGCATCTGTTAAGGTTGGAGAAATAGGTTTACCTTCTATTGTGACTGGTGTTCTAGCTGGTCGCTCAACAGTAGTCAATGCAGGAATAATCATATCCTGCATATTTAAATCTCGGTTATTTACTGCGTTAATTACATCTGCTGTTGCTTTGAAAAATCCTCCTCCTAAAGCACCTGCGAAAGCAGACATAACACTTCCTTGAATAAACTCATCTTTACTAACTTCACGAACTGTTGATTCAGCTAAAAGTTGAATGTTTGTCTCGGTAACCTCGGTAATAGATTCACCAAAACTTGTTTTTGCTATTGACGAAGCATACTGTGCTAATCGTTTAAAAAAGTTTTTGGAAAAATTCGCTTTACCTAATGCACCAAGAGTTTTTACTGGAACAATTTGCCCTACTGCACCAACTAATAATCCAGCAGCAAATGAAAGATTATCTGCATACTCATCACTAGCACCATTTTCAAGAGCAACATCCTTGACTTCATTGGCTGTTGAACCTGCATTTAAAGCAAAGCCTAAGGCTGGTCCTATGACAGGAATTAAATATGGCCCCATTGAACCGACAATATCAGCTCCTGTGTTATAAACCGTTTCTGGGAAATGTTTTGTAGAGAATTTTTCAATTAAAGTTGCGTCAGACCATTCATCAGTAGGTCGAATATATGGTGTCTGTTGTAAATCTTTTACATTTTCTTGGAGAGAATCAAAAGGATATTGTACAACACTTGGCAATTTTTCCTCCCATGTTTGTTTAACATAAGTATCCTTAGCATCAAAAGGATTGAGAAAATCAGACACCTTTGTTTGTACGTCAATATATTTTCCAACCTGTTTTCCAACATAACTAGACACATAATCAGTCAATTTAAAAGTCATGTCAGCCAAAGTAAGCGCAGCTTTTGCAGCAAAACGAGGTACAGTTAATTTACTCGGTTCTTCTCCCTTTTGTTTTGCCAATTCATCTTCAATTGCTTTCGGCTTTGGAAGTATTTTAAAGATGTCAAAACCCATATTTATTGGTTTAATGCTTCTTTGATTGCGTCGTCGTCTCCAATATAATCACCAAAAAATCTCTTACCAGAATTTTGATCCGCTCGTTTCTTTTCTGCGGCTAGAAAATCATAAAGGGTTTGTTTTACTTCATCTGAATAACCTTCAAGATCAACAAGACTGTCAATACTATTTTTAATAGCAAAAATATCTGCATCATCATTAAGATTACTAATGATATCAAGACTAAGATCATGGACAATTTCTTCATCTGTTAATTCTGCGGGTGCTGCAAAAGGCCGAACAAAATCAACTGTTTGATTTACAAAATCCGTAAATTGCATTCCTTCTGGATTTTCTTTTATGTATCTATCGTAACTTTCTTGAAGTTCAGAATTGGTAAAAAACTTTTCTGCTTTTGTAGTGCTACTAATTTTAGTTCCATCTCCTTCAACAGAGAGCCTCATACCAACCGGTAAAGGTTCAACTTCTCCTGTTGCTGGATTAAATACACCACCTCCAAATCGAGCCGTTGGAGCGACAAACTGTAATTTTGCTTTTTCTTCATCAAGAGCCATATAAGGAGCCATCTTTGCGAGAGCTAGGGTCGGAGAATCTTCATAAGTAACCTTCCCCTTGATCGCTGCCTGTGGATTGTCTTTAATCAAATCAAACACCTTATCAGCATCATCCTGTGCATTTTCCATTGCTTTTGTAATAACCTCCTGTCTTGATTCCAAGATAGCGTTTTCTTCATTTGAAAGTTTTACGATCTCTTTATCCTTCAATGTGATGAGTGTATCAATGGCATCCAGTTGTAACTCACGATCTTTGTTCATTGCGCTTATAGTAGCGTTAGCCATGTCTTTGGCAAATTCCAGGTCTCCTTGCAGGATTTGAGCTATCGACGTTAAGGCGCCAATTCTAGCAAGACCACGGGATTCTAGGGTAGCTTGTCTCCTTCCAATAATAGAAAGCGGGGCAAGTTTGTCTTGTTCCTGTGCAAGTCCCAAATCTAAACGCGCTCGCTCATTGGCTATTTGTTTTTGAATCTCAACAAAGTCAGCCTGCTTTTCTATGATCGTTTGCTTCTCAATATTAAGAGCATCCATTGTTGGAGTGCCTTCTGCAAAGGTTTCAATTTTGCCGGTAAGAGTGTCCATTCCTCCCTCTGCTGTTGTCAGACGTGAATCAACATCAGTCAACAAAGTTTCGTACGAACTTAAAATTTCAGCGAGATAGTTATCTGCTGTGTTGATAATTGTTGTTTGTTGATCTGTTGAACTTCCTTCGTCTCCTGAACCTAAAAAAATATCAGCAAAACTTTCCGGGTCTGGCGCATTTATAGACGCATCAATCTCTTCTGCGCCTGCTCCATTCGTTACGGTTGGTGCTGTAACCTTTGCAATCTGATTTCCACTTACTCCGGATGCCACAGATTCTTTTTGAGCTTCTGATGTAGTGTCTGGATCTAAGTAAATTCCACCACGATTGTCACGAATTATCTGATCTTCTGAAAAAGCAGATAACTGATCCGGTCTTAAAACTTTTTGATAACCTTGTTCTTCGGCCTCTTCTGGTGTCAAAATTCCTGTTGGAATGTCAACTAAACCCGGGCTTACTGTTGGAAGTCCTGCAGCCTGTGCTCCTCCAATAATGTCTTTTCGTACGTCCTCCACATTTTTACCAGTGTGAGCAGCGAGTTCTTGTTCGGTTGCATCTCTATTATGAAAAGCCTTAAAAACTCCATTTACAAATTCTTTGTTTGCAGCCACGCCCCCGGGAGCATCGAAAACTTTTGTTTGCAAATCTGATAATTTACTCGTAACAGAAAAATCTGTTGGCTTGAATTGTTCGCCAAGCGGAATTTGTTGTTTTGGTGGCAATGCAGCAATTCTCTGTTGTTCTGCTTTTGTTTCAGCTTGTCTTTTCCCAAGTAAAGATAGTTCAGAACTTAATTGCTCTGGTGTTAAGTTTACTGCTTTTGCAGCCGCTTCTTTATCAAAGAAAGCACCATTTAAAAGAACACTACCCTTGCTTACCGCCTCTCCGGTAGTTAGCTTTTGTTTGAACTCGCTTGTATCGGCCTGTTGCAAATACCAATCAAAAAGTGTTTGACCTTCTTGTATTGTTTCTTTGAATTCAGATGTTCCAAGATGCTCTCTTGGAGTACCCGGTTTTAAAGGTACGCTCTCTTTTAACCTTTGCGTAGCTTGTTCTTGTGTGAGTCGTCTAAAACCACGACCACTTGTTGCTGGCATGTCGAAATCAGGAAGAAGCTGTGGCGGTTCTTGATTATTTCCTGTATCAAACCAAGCCAATTTTATTGGTTGAATATCTTTTTTCCCTTGTTGTAATGATTGTAGTGTTTGTTTGGCTTGAGCCATATATTTTAAATTATATCATGTAGTGATAATAGATAAGTTACTAATTCATTTAATTCAGGTATGGTTGCTTCATTTACTTTGGCTTTGTCGATCAGTGCCTGCACTTCTGGTTCAACTTGTTTCCCATGTTGAGTCTTCACTAGCTTATTTTTTTCAATCGTTATCTTTCGTGCTTCTTTCACTTCCTTTAACTCTTTGTCTGATAAATAAAAGGACTTCACCTTATGAACTTTGTTATCATAATTCGGCCTCTCTTCTGAGAAACTTAGCACCCGTCCATTCTTTCTATAAACAAAATAGTATTTCATATTAAATTACCATATCAATTCTTACTCCAGCGTTACCGGCATCACCATTCGTACCATTTCCACCAGCCGAACCTGCTCCAAATCCAGTTCCTCCAGAACCACCTGTCCCAGCAGTTCCGGCAGCCACACTAATAGTCCCTGAATTAGTAAGTGTCTTATAAATAAGAATCAAAAGTCCTCCAGCTCCAGCTCCGCCACCTCCACCGCCGCCACCTCCACCATCATTACCGGCTGTGGCATTTAAACCTGTTCCACCATTTCCACCGTTACCACCCTTACAGAAAATCTCTCCAGTAGCACCAATAACAATCTTAGCTGCTGAAATCACCATCACTCCACCTGCAGAACCAGCTCCACCACCACCGCCACCACCTCAACCGCCACCTCCACCCTCTGCCCCACCACCACCACCACCACCTCCACCAGAACCACCTGAATGTTTCATTTGAGTAGGTGCAGTATCCGAATAATCACGATAAGTAATAAACTCGGGAAGATACCGAATTGTTGTTCCTGGTGCTGTTACCGCACCACCAGTTCCTGCTGGACCAACTGGCACACCAGCGTCTCCTCCAATACCACCTGTACCGCCATCTGTTCCAGCTACACCCATACTTGGATTAGCCGTTGCACCACCAGTTCCGCCGCCGCCCTGAACACCTGGAGTTTCACCGGTTCCTCCTGCACCAGAATTATTACCTTGCCTATAAAATCCACCAGAAAGAGTTGCACCAACAGCTCCGCCTGCTGCTTGTCCATTATCAGTGCTATTCGTTCCATTTGAGCCATCATTACCTGACCCATCAAGTTTTCCATTTATTGTCAGGGTTCCTGTAACAAAAATTCCATACTGGTCTAAGATATACGTATCACCAGCTGAAATTGTTAAGTCGCCGTGATAGACACGATCAGTATACGTCTTATCCCCTGCTCCACCACCAGCAGAAGTTTCATCTCCATCTGACCCATCGCCAAAGATGTCTTGGAAAGCAATTACGGAGTTGTTAATTGCCGATTTGCTTGAACCATCAAACTCAAAAAAATTATCTCCTCCGTCTCCAACGTAGAACTTAGCCTTGTCTCCGTCCGAATCATCAATACCAAGGATAAAACCAGTTGCAGCTCCCACGTTAGCAAAGTCACCTGTTGCAATACCTGCTCGAATTTCTGTATCACCTGTACCGGCAGCTACAGCAAGAACAATAGACTTAGATGAGATTGTTCCTGCTGTGAGTTTGCTCACTGTAAGGTCATTGATCTTTGCGTCGGTCACAGCAAGGTTATCTATCTTTGCGGTTTCAACAGCAAGTGCTCCAATTTTACCTGCTGTTACAGCCAGGTTGTCAATTTTAGCGGTTTCTACGGCTAACGCACCAAGTTTTCCCGCAGTGATTGTGAGGTTAGCAATCTCAGCAGCTGTGATAGTCAATCCAGTTATGTTCGCAGCTGTGATAGTTGTAGCGGCAATATTCCCTCCAGTAATTGTAGCGTTGGCTATTTGGGTTCCAGTTATTCCAGCTGTGTTAGAAATTTGAGTGGTCGTGATCGTTGCATTGGTTATATTGCCTGCTGTGATTGTAGTATTTGCAATTTGTGTTCCTGTAATATTAGCTGTATTTGAGATTTGAGTTGTGGTAATTGTGGCATTGGTAATGTTAGCGGCGGTAATGGTTGTGCCAGCAATCTGTGTTCCGGTAATTCCAGCTGTGTTAGAAATTTGAGTGGTAGTTAAAGTATTATTAACAATATTTGCTGCTGTAATTGTAGTCCCAGCGATCTTTGCTCCGGTAATTGTAGCGTTGGCAATAGCGGCAGCCGCAACCGAAAGTGCATCTAAATATTGTCCGTCAACTGCTGATCCTGCTTGAAGACCTGTTAAAACAACACTGGAAGCAGTCAAGACACCTGTGGCTGGATCGAGTTGAAAAGTAATTGTATTGGCAGCGTCATAACCACGTAACGATGTTGTATCTAATTTTATTCCTGCTGTTGCACCAGCAGCAGTTTGGAACGTACCACCAGTGATCGTCCCTGCGGTGATGGCTCCCAAATCGGCTGCAATTGCTGAGAGTTGAGCCACATTTATTTCAGTAGCAGTAATAGTTCCTGCGGCAATGTTCGCAGCAGTAATGGTATTCGCTGCAATCTCGGTTGTAGTGATTGTTGCGGCTGCTATATCACCGGCAGTTATGGTGTTAGCAGCGATTTCAGTGGTTGTTATTGTGCTCGCTGCGATTTCATTTGCTGTAATTGTATCAGCAGCTATATTACCAGCGACAATAGTTGTTGCAGCGATCTCTGTTGTTGTGATTGTCCCAGCAGCGATATCAGCAGCTGTTATCGTATTGGCTGCAATCTCGGTTGTAGTTATGGTACTTGCCGCAATGTTTCCTGCAACGATTGTATTAGCCGCGATTTCATTAGTTGTAACTGCATTAGCAGCGATCTCAGAAGTATCAACAGCATTTGCAGCAATGTTGCCAGCAGTGATTGTATCCGCAGCGATTTCAGTGGTTGTTATCGTTCCTGCAGCAATTTCCGTAGCTGTAATAGTTCCTACTGCAATATCACCAGCTGTAATTGTATTGGCAGCGATTTCAGTGGTCGTAATCGTATTAGCTGCAATATTTGCAGCTACAATAGTATTTGCAGCGATTTCAGTTGTGGTGATTGTTGCGGCAAGAATCTCAGCAGCAGTAATGGTATTAGCTACAATTTCATTAGCTGTTACTGCGTTTGCTGCAAGCGAATCCGTTGTAATAAACGTGTTTTGTCCAAATCCACCAAACACCTGATATTCTGCATCTTTTCCAGTATCAGCATTTTGTTTTGCAACAGCAACCATCAATTTATTAGCCCCCACAGCGGTTGCGGGAGTCGTCGTTGTCTGGAGAACTGTTGTTGAAACATCTGTATCCAAATAGATATACGTGATCGCGGCCATATTCCCTGTATTTCCAGCATCAATCGTATATGTTGTTCCGTCTTTTATAATTGTCCCGGCAGCAGCCCAAGCAACCACTCTGTAATCAGTGGCAGAAAAAACAAGATTATTGATAAATTGACCAACCCCCGGACCGGTTGCAACGCCGGTATCTTGAATAGATGTCCAAGTGTTATCAACAAGTTTGTATGGATGGTTATTATTCCCTGTATCAAACCAAAGATCCCCCTCTTTTGAGCCGTCTTTACGAGCTTCTGGCTGTGATGATTGTCTAAAAACATGCTCGCCTGTTACGTTTGCAGAGTTTTCTGGAGCACCAATACCTACAGAATTTCCCCAAGGTATCTCAGGGACAACAATATCCCCGTACAGTCGAGGAGTGAACGGATCTGAAAAAGACTGTTTTTTTAAAAGTATGATTGGCACTATTTTGTATCTCTAAGATGACCAAGAATTTCTATCCTTCTAATTGTAATACCGTTAGTTGCGCTTCCATTTGCAAAGTCTGCACCAATTGAAATTTCACTACGAAATTTAAAACTTGGACTAAATTCTTTATATGCGGTACTTGCATCGTTTGTGTTTGTTATTGATCCTGTCTGTCCCTCAAACGTCAGAGCCTGAGAAGAAAGCTCCTGATCCCCATATAAAGTAAGATCAACTCGTGCACCTGTGGCCGGAGCGGAATAATGAACCCGAACCTTGTCAATAATCGCTGGACCCGTATTGAAAAATAAAGACTTCCATGAGCTTGTCACGTCAAGTCCTGAAAGATTCGCAAGTTTAAAACTGGTTGACTGATTGGATGCAGCCATGAGAGTCCCGAATGGAGCTGCAATTGCTCCGACGGTTGTAAATCCACCGTCTGCATATTGAGATAAAACAGGAGGTACGTTTATATCTGATGATCCCCAACGGTGTAAAAGACCATCCGAAGACCAAACAAGCATCCCGTCTTTTTCCATGACTTGATAAAAAGAAGGAAGAGAACCGGAGAAGGCAGCAACCTCTACAATTTCATTACCATGTATATATCCAAGTTTATATCCACCTGTGTAACCAATCTCCTGATACCAAACAAACATCCGAGAACCAAATGGATACAGTGCACCAATCTTTCCTTGGAAACGTGGGTTGGGAAAATCATCCCAACTTGAGAACCCAACACCACCCCAAGCATAAATAATTGCTGTTGAGTTATTATTTCCTGAAATGTTTGGACTGTTTACCGCAATCCAAACGCGACTGTTTAGATATCGGACATCAACAACTTCTCCACCTTCCGGGGTATCAAACTCATCTGCCGATAACGTACCCCCTGCGCCTGTGTCGGGATCGTAATAACCACAATATCGACCATTTCCGAAGTACATTACGTTGTCGTTACCAACCACAGATGGATGTGGTGCATCCTCAAGAGCCGCAGCTCCGGTTGGGGTAGTTGAACCCCAATCGTCATCAAACGTCGCTGTGAGGTTAAAACTACCAATATCACCGGCACTACCGGAATGATTGTAGAAATAGTATAAAACACCGTTTATTACAGAAATACTTTCACCGTCCTCTGCTGTCACAACAGCTTTGTCGATTGTGTGTGGAAAGTTCCCTGCATTTGTTACAGCCGAAGAACTTATCTCATGGAGTAAATTCCCTCCAATCGCATAACTCGTACCGGATGAAGGTGGAATAGAAAGAATATGTTTAATAAGCGTTGTCACAGCTCCAGTCTCGGTTCCTGCTGTTAATGTTGAAAGTCCTGGGCCTTGCTTAAAACCGGTCGGATCCACCATGTCAATATTCGTCATCGCACGCGCTTGATTTTTATTCCCAAAAGAACCTAAAGAATTCTCCCAATATGCAGGCGCAAACCCACCAAAAGGAGCTTGAATTGAGATATAAAACTCACCTGAATTTTGTGCCATATTAAATCATTGAACGAGATTTAGCTTTCATTACCGGTTGTTCTGTTGCGTCTCTTGTTGAGTAAAAATTTACAAGTCCTTCAAAAAGTTCAGCCTCTTTAAACCTAAGTCCTTGTGTTCTTTGTGCAGATTTATTTACACTCGACCACTCAGCCGCTGCGCTATAAGCAAGTAGTTTATGAAAAGCGTCTGCAAATACCGGTTCATCTGTTGAACCGGATAAATCAGTGATGAGAGTCTGTCCCCAAACCTTTAATCCGTCCGTTACCGCTGCATCAGGAATTGGATCGATATTAAATTTGTTGTCTCTAATATAAACAAGTGGATTAGATTTTGTTCCCTGAATACTCGCATCATTGGATGTATTAGTAAGAGCATTATCAATTGCTTGCATTGGAATTGTCTTTGCAACAACATAAGAATTCGTTGTCCCCAAATAAGAAATCTCAATACGATCTATTTGAATCATGTCTGTTGGAAATGCGTATTGAGAAGTTGAAGCAACCAAATCGATTGATGAGTTACCGGTTGCATCAAGTACATTCTCTTTCCAATCATAATTAAGCGCAGCTAAAACTTTTGCTTGAAGGCTGCGATATTCAAGATTTAAAAGTGCTTTAATGTTTGCATTAGAAAATGCTGACGTATTGTCGAGCGTGTCTGTCAAGAATCTTGAAAATCCTAATAAATCTGATAGTGTGATTGAATCATCGGCTCCAAGTTGCACATGGTTATTGGTTAAGTTTATGAAATAATCAATTCAGTCCTGCCCCGTAGGGCAGAGTCAATTGACTATTCTGCTGCCTTTTCGTCTGCTTCTGGAGCCTCTTCAGAAGGTTCCTCTGCTGGCTCTTCGGCAGGAGTCTCTTCGACTGGTGCTTCTGGAGCCTCAGCCTCTGGTGCCGCTTCTGGTGCTGCTTCTGGTGTTTCGTTTTCATCAGACATAAACGTATTTTAAATGAATTAGTGGGCTAATCTTCCCATCACTCGATTCATGTCAAACTTTTTTGAAGATTATTATTTGCACAAATCGAAAGTGAGATGACTAGCATCCTTTTTCCCCTGCCTCCTTTAAGTCTGCGGCGCTACCCTCGTCGGCTTAAAAGAAGCGTTGTTATTATTTTTTCCAAATTTTATGTACTACTCCAACTCCAGCGAAAGCCATTCCTAGCTCATTGAGTCCTGGAATATCATAACCCAAGGCAAGCAAACCTCCATCAACAAACAATACAATTCCTCCAAATATTGTCTTTTTACCAGATATAAACTCCCATAGTCTTAATAATGCTTTCATATATTATTTTTTAGGTGATTTAGATTTTTTTAATTTTTACTTTTTCAAGATCATTGTTCGAGATGCCAAAAGCATTACGTTGAATGAATTTCAGAATGTTTTGTGGAGACAAATATTCTCTTTCACCATTAGGATGGAAGTACCAAAGCTCACCATGTCGCTCAGTTTGTATTGCAAAAGGATAATCTCGATCAGCTAACTTTTTACCAAACAAAGGATCTATTTTAACTGGTGATTGCTCAGGAGCCTTGCCCTCGAAATAAGCTGCACCTGTAATATTATTATAAGTTTTAAGACACTTTTTCTTTTTACCATCCCAAGGATCTACAATAATGTAATCATTTCCGAGAAAACTTTTCCTGACTGCAAGAACCCAATGAGCACCATTATCCACTTGAAGAATGACTGCGCTGCTTGGATCTTTAAGAGCATGAGAAATGTTGAAATCATTACGACCATATTCTCTTAGAACAAAACGCATGTTTTCAAACCTTAGTACTGACCAAATTATCAATCCTTCTTTTGTGTAGTTAGCTACATTGCTTGCCAGTTCAAGAGGTGACTTAAAGCAAGTGAAGTAGTCAGAAAGCATTGATATGCATGTTGTAGTACATCCATATCTTCCAACCGTTAACGAACTCTCTCCCAACTTTTTATCTGACCATCTTGAATCGCGTTGTGAAAGATATTTCATAAAAATCTATTAAAGAATAAACTCAAGAACTAAGAACCCTAATGGAAGAACGAATAGAACTAGCAACCCATACATCCATTTATTTGTTGTCTTTTGTTCTGTTTTAAACTTTGTGAGCTTTTCAACATTGCCGTTCTGAATTTCAAGATGTTTATCAATCCTGTCTACAGAGTCAACAATGGAACCCAACTTAGTTTCAGTAAGTTCTTTATGCGAGTTAATCATCTCGGCTAAGACGGCATTACTTGGCTTGACCTCCATATAATTTTTCCTTTTTACTCTTGATTATTGCATCGTCTCCTTTTCTATTTTTCAGTTTCCCTTTCTTGAGTTTTTCAAACGGATTTTTTTCACAAACAAATCCATTTGCGGTAAAAGGAAGACGAAAATAAGCATCCGGATCAGCGTTAATCGCATCAAACAACCTATCTTTCCAATTGGGATTTTTGGTTGAGAATCCTTTTATTGTTGGCATATCAAGACAATTCAGGAATTGAATTAGAGGTATAACAAAGGTTCCAATACAAGACCACTGCATCACCAGCATAACTATCTCCATCAAAATCACGAATAAACTGAATAAACAAATCATCTGCCTTTGCTAATGGTTGATTCCCACCTGTATATGGAATCGTTATATCTGTTTCAAAATGTTCTTTGTCTGTCCCTGCTCCTGATTGCGTATAAGTGGCAGTGGCAGTGGCTTCTGTTCCATTGTCTATGGCTTCCTCTGGAGTAACAGAATGATAAGCAATATTAAACTTGACAGTTTCGGTATCAAGCAACGTATCGCCTGATTCAGGATACCAACCTACCTCAAGAGCAATATTGCTTGCACCATCCCAATCGTCAGGAATGTGAAAAGTCATAAATGCTAATTCAATATTCCTATCAAATGCTAAACCTCTAGTATTTCCAACAGTTACAAAAGCAGGTGCCGTTACCCCTTGAGCAGCAGCACTAGCTTCCATACGAATACAACGCTCATAAGAATCAAATAATACATCTGTATCATTTTCTGTTTTGTTTACTGTGGTGCCTGTTCCATGCCCCATATTTTCAATATTATACAGTTGTTAGTACAACACCTTGTGAATTTATCACAAGCCAATGATCGTCATTTACAGCTTGAATTACTATAAAATCATCAACATCATTCATGGTGGCAGTATTATCACCAACGTCTCCCGGTGCTGAGAAACTATCTCCACCCGCACATGTAATTACTAAGTCTTGTGCTCCATCAACATCGAGATAGAATGTAAAGACTTGTCCAAGGACAGTAGAACATTCAGGTAAAGTCATTGCACTGGAACTACCAGCTCCGGTTGTAACACTAACTACTCCGTCATTCTTGTCTAAAGAAACATCTGCGCCTGCTGCTGAAGTTTGTTGATTGAATTGAATTCCACCACCTTTCAAGACAGCACCGCCTCCTGAACCAAGATCAACATCATCGTCGAATCTTGAAGTACCTGCATCTACCCATAAGGAAAGAGTATCTGCGCCTTCGATATATAATCCATAATCAGTTCCACCAGAAGTTTGATCGTCAATTCTGATTCCGTAGTTGGTTGTAATTGTTCCACCGGCTACCGGATTAAGAACCCTTAGTCCGTAATGATCTGTTGCTGTTACACTTGCACCGACTTCATTTTGGATAATAATTCCACCACTTTCTGCAACTGTTCCGCCTCCACCGTCCATATCTGAACTAAATGCAGCTGCATAAGCCTGTAATGAAGCTCCTGGTGTTGCATCACCCATTTCATTTAATGCCAATAAAGCAACATTGATTGTTGTTGCTGTTGAAGCTGTACGATCTGATTCAAACTTAGCAGCATATTCTACATTTGGAGTAAACGGAGTTGCTGCTGTTGAAATGCCGACTGTATTTACATGTGAAATACCACCGCCTGCAATATTCAAAGCGTTAGACGAATGAGTAATTGTAAGATCACCGTTATCAAAGTTAATCACCGCTCCGCTAGCAAGAAATAAGTCAGACCACATCAATGCTGTTGTTCCAAGTGCTACTCCATCGTTTGCTGAAGGTGCAAGATTCCCGCCTCCAATATTCAAAAGAATGTCACCATTGTTAGTTATGATATTTGCATCAGTACCGTTATGACCAAAGCTAATATAATCAGCATTAGACGTGTCAAGTATTGCTATAGTTGGTGTAGTTATTCCGTTAAATAAACCTAAATCCGTATTAATGACCGTAGGCGCATCTTGATCTCCTATTACCAATACAGGCACATGAACTGCGCCACCATCTGTATCATGATCTGGAAGAGCTAACACCAACGCGTTAGCGTTCGTATCTGCTGTCTCATAAAGAAATGAAGCCGCAGGGGGTGTGCCACCACCAAAACTTATTCCAACATCACTTAAAACCCTAAAATATCCGTCATCAGGAGTCACGATAATATTACCACCTTTATTATCAATGTAAGCATTAGTCCCATCATGATAAAATCTAATATAATCATCATTAGACTCATCAAGAATGGCTAAAGTCGGATCAGTAATTCCATGAAATAAACCCAAGTCTGCATTAACTACGCTTGGAGAACCCTTATCCCCAATAACACAAACAGACACATTAGTAGCTCCACCATCTGGTAAGGCTAAAACTAAAGCATTAGCATTAGCATCAACAGTTTCAAATAACAATTCAGCGTCTTCACTGCTTCCTATGGCCAAAGGTATATTATCTAAGATATTAACAACATCAGTAGAGATCCATAGGGGGGTAGTGTTCCCTATAGTGAACCTAATAAAATTACTAGAAGTGCCAGGAATTTTAATGTCCCCATAAGTCCCGTCATGTGACATACTAATATATTTTGTTGCATCATCACTAAGTACCGCCATGGTAGGATCAGTAATTCCATTAAATAAACCTAAGTCTTTGTTTAATGCAGTATCATCCCCGAAAATTGCAACTGGGACATCAACAGCCCCACCAACAGGAAGAACAAATAAGAAAGCATTAGCGTTAGCATCCGCTGTTTCCCAAAGTAATCGTACGTCAGGTGTTGCAGCTACATTTCCAAATCCAATAAAATCATCATCACCAAGGTGTAAATTATTTACTCCAACTGCATTAAAGTTAAAATCGCCTTGAACTTCAAGATCTCCTGTTATTGTCACATCTACGAAGGTAGGAGAGAAACCTTCCATGGGTGCGTCAAAGGCCATAGATTTAGTCGTTAGCTCCAATTAAATAAGCTGTAAAAGCTCCATCTGTATAAGAAGAGATTTCTAATGAAAACCAAGTTAAATGGTCATTATTTACTCGATATTGTCGTGTATTATTTGCAACTGAATCGTTGTTCAAAGTAACTCCAGTATCTCCGTCAATTCCTCCTGCTGGAGTATTTTTATCGTATACATGAAGATAATCCCAAAGATTATCAATTGCTTGTGCCGCAGAAAAATCAGGAGCATCATCCATTACTGAACCTTGAAATTGGAATGTTAAAGATGAGTTTAATGTTGCGCTAACAACAAGTGTCCAATGTCTAAATTCATCCATCTTGATAGCTTCAGAAACACCTGTGGCTGTAGCTGCATCAAATAAATTAAATTCTTTAAATTTTTGTCTAGGCATATTGATTAAGTTAATCTCCCCAGGCCCCGACCGAAGTCGGCCCCCAACCTGGGAAGAAACTCAATGGGGATTGAATTATCTAACTTCTCATCTAAATGGCTACGACTGTTGCTCCTGTATCAATTGGCCTCCACCAAAGATCAGTAGCTAACAATGCGCCTCCAGTACCAACATCTGCTGCTGAAAGAATATCAATCGTTCCTTCTGCTGCAATATAAGTTGATAGTGCACCTGCTGCACCACCACCACTACCACCATCAAGAGCTGTTACTCCATCAAGAGGACAAGAGTAAATGGTTCCATTTTCATCTGCATTGATATCTAAGACAGCACATAATGGCGCATCTGTACCAACCGTTGGATTAGTAACAAACGAAGTGTTAGAAGCTCCACCATCAACTGCTGCAACACTAACTTCTGAAACCAATCTTAGAATTTCAACTCTACCACCTGCAACTGTAAACAAGGCAGTTTGAGTTCCATCCAATACATCAGCTGCTGCACTGGAAACTTTCTGACCCATTTGCATGTCTAGCAAAGAGAATGAATCAGGAAGTTGACCGCCAAGAGCTGTTCCACCGGAAGCTAAGAACCGTCCGATTGAACCTGCAATCGGAGCTACGTCCAAAGTTGCTGCATCAAGTTTATCAAGATCTGCTTGAGCTGCGATACCGGCTGTTACGTTTTGTTTAGCGTAAGCCATTAACGATTCAGTAGTAGATACTGCTCCAGCCGCAGCTGCATCTTCTTTGTTTCCAGTAACATCACTCATTACAGCATTGGTTACTGCATCAGCTACTCCTACATCGTGATATCCATCAATTGTAACGATTCCTGCTGCAATGACAGAAAGATCCCCCGCTGCAATTGCATTACCAGAACCTCCGCTGAATTCGGCTCCAGCAGATCCATCATTTCCTACAACAAACCAAGTTGAACCGGTTACTGTATCAAGCACGTTTTGTGAAAGGTCAGTTACACCATTTGTATAAAACGAACCGGTCACAAGAACATTTGTTGAAGCAACGTCAACCATTTCCACCCAAGCATTTGTATTGACACCATAAGCATCAATATCAATTCGGACATTGGCACAGTTATCAAGTCGAACTGCCGCCACAACCGCATTACCGGCTGTAAATCCGAGGTACTTTAATTTCAACTTACAATTATTAGCTGTATCAAGTCGGACAGCGGTTGCAGCCTCAACGGTTGCAGATGTGTCCTGAAACTCAATATCAATGTCACAGTTATCTCCTGTGACAACAAGAGCATTTGTGAGAGCGTCATCGTTACAGATAAGTACGAAGTTTTTGAATGCAACATCATCTGAAGCCATTGTCATAGTTCCAGAGTTATCTGTTGATGCAAAAGTAATGGCTGGTCGTGTATCACCGACACCAAGTCCGATCACTGAGATTCCAGCCGTACCAAGAGCAAGACCGGCGGCTCCGGTAATACTCAAAGTATAACCTTCTGATACATAGATCACATCTCCAACATTAGCTGTGCAAGCGGAAACCGCTGACGCTAGTGTTGTGTGAACTGAACTCTGACCATTGTCGTACATCTCATAATGCTCCTCATAAAACACATCAAAATCTGCTGCATCGTCTGGTTTGACCCAATAGACATGCCCACCATGTGTTTCTCCAGATTTTGATAGATGCTTTGTGAATGGTGCATCTAAGACCTTCTGTTTTTTACTCATAGAGGAGTTTTAAACTGTGAATTAGGCTGCTGTGTAGGCATTAGAACGGATCTTTACGGCTACCATTCTTCGTGCGCCTTCTGCAAAGGTTTTCTTACCGTAAACATTCCAAGAAACAATGTCGTCACCAATATATCCGTCACGAGATTTAATCTTCATATTTGGCTTAACTTGAATCACAAGATCCACACATCCTTTGACTCCAAAGAAGTTGTGTTGGATTTGTGCTGTTGCTGTCCATTGGTCCGTTGTGTCAGTAAGAGTATCTCCAACAACGATAAATCCTCGTCCTTTTGAGGTTACTGCTGTTGAAGTTGCGGAAGCAGTTGCAGCAAAATCTTTAAGAAGAGCCTGATTAGCTGCTGTAAGAGCTACTGAAAGAGCATCGGTAGTAGCAGGATCATTGATTGCCGCTGTGAAGTTTGTATTTGAAGCTGCTGCGTTATCACCAATAAGCACGTTTCCTGCTGTTGTACCAATATTTGTCACAAAAGTGAAAGTAACTGTTGTTCGAGTTCCTTCACTATCCGGAATATTCAATGTGACTGTATCTCCATTGGTTGGTTGTGTTGCAAGGGCAAGAGTACCTGTCCAGTAAAGACCATTACTCTTGTAAATTCGATAATTATCATACATTCCAATAAAACCTCGTTCACCTACTTTATCACCCCAAGCCGTCTCACGTTCAAGGATATTCTCTTTAAGAACACGAATTACTTGTGGTGAAAGAATTGCAAAACGTCCTTCTTGTGGAGCATTTCGACGATCTAGTTTCTCTGTTGCTGCAAGGAATACATCTGACACATTTCCTGATGTCAAAACAATTCCTTGATCTGCTGTACCACCTAAGTCAGCAGCATCAACTGTATTGTCTGCATTTGCTACTTCTCCAAGAATATCTCCATCAATACCATTTGAAAGAGCTACCGCAGCCTCATCAGCATACAAGTTACGAACAGCATAGTTGTGTTGAATTACATCAAGATCCTTAACGTAAAAAGCTACTTCTTTCTCTTGGTCAATCGTCAAGCTCTCATCTGTATCTGTGATGTCCTGTCGGGAGTAACTTCCTTCTGATCCCAAATCATTTACCGTAAGATTTGAACGGTATGGGCGATGAACAGTATCGCCGTTTTTTAGCATCGCTGTTTCCTCAAAAGATGCAATATCTCGAAACACGTCCTCTCGGTAGTGCTTGAGTTGCATTCGCTTTGACCAATATTCAGGAAACGATGCGCTTACATCATTAGCCATACTTTTATGGTTAGGTTAATTATTACTTCACACTTCCACCAATTTTGTCGGCAAATTGCTTTGCAAGTTCTTCTGCCTTTTCTCCATGATCTTTTAATGAGTATGTCCTTATATATTCATCATTCTTGTCATGGACAGGCCACGCACCATTTTCAAGTATCTCTGGCTCCTTCTCTTCTAGAGCTTCTGGAGTCTCGGTGGTTTCTTCAACTGCAGGTTCTTCTAATTTTTCTTCTTTTTTCTCGACTTTTGTAGCCGGTGTTTTTTTCTTTGGCATAAACTAAGAGTTTCTTGTGATTTTAAATTTTGACCGCTTTCCAGCTTTATTTGAGAGATCTTTAAACGTATCCATATCCATATCCTTGACCTTTTTAGGATCATCTAGATCCTTCACAGATCCAGAACTTGGATTACCAGACCTATTTGATGAGTCTGGTCGAGCACGTTCAGCAGTCCTTTTCTCTTCGTTATCTTTTAAATAAGCCTGAAAATAAGAGTCTTCCACCATTTCCGACAGAGATTTCCCCTCAGCCTTTGCCAGCGTTTTGGCTCGGTTGATCTCTTCATCGGTCATATTAGGATATTTTTGACGAGTAATTGTCTCTGACACGATTTCCTGCTTAAATGCGTCACGATCAAATTCATCGTCCTTTACTTTTTTCTTTTTCTTTGGTTCAGGCTTTTTTGCTTCTACCTTTTCCTTTAAACGTGGATCTTCGGAGAGTTTGTTATGTTTCTCTCTCCAATGCTTTTTCTGACCATGCGCTGTTCTAACTTGATTGCGCAGATCGTTAATATCTTCATTGGTATCCAGGTTAGTTAGATCAAGGTCTTTGTTCATTTGTTCCTCAGTGTTGTCTGGGTCAGCGTTTGCCTGCTGAGGGGCGTTGTCTTGTTCGGACATAATTTTATTGGGGTTTTTTCCCCTTAGTCCTTTTTACGAGTGTGGTCTCAATTATTTATATGATCTGTTTAAAGGATCGACTGTCTTTTCTTGTGAGTTGTAAGACTTAAATTCCGCATCAATAGCCTCAAGTCTTTTCTTGGTTTCTTTTCTAACCATGAGTTCAAACCTTAAATCCTCCCTTTCAAGATCAATGTCATCAACAGAAGAAAGATTGCTTATATGTTTATCAATTACTTCTTGGACAAAAGCCCATCCTTTACCTGAAACCAGAGCATGGAGAACATTTGTTTTCGTGTCTTTTTTCATATTTATGCCGGTAAAGCTTGTTGAGGTTGCTGAGGTGGTAATAAAGCACCGGTTTTAGGCTTAACATCTATTGTTGCAAGCCCAACCATGTCGAGAATCTTTTCAAAAGCCGGCATATCAAGAATTGCTGGGTTTTGGACCACTGCTTGCATAACCGTTGTAAGTGTTTGAAGCATTGCAGGACTCTCGCTTTCATCTGTTACAAAGCAAGTAACTCTTTTTTCAAAGTCCAAATAGTCCTTTGGAAAGTCCAGAAACAATGAGTCTTGTTTTTCAGCCTGTTCTCTAACAAGAGTTTTCACCATCTCAATCTGCTGTGTCGTTGGTTTAAGCCCACTCATTAGGAAATCTTTTGTCGTCTCCCAAACCTTTGCGTTAATAAAATGCTCACGAAGATAATCCAGCTCGTCCTCATCAACAATCTCAAGGATACCTTCCTTTTTCATTTCCTTTTCAAGCTCTGGTAAGACCCAATCGTTAAACACTTCCTCGAGAAAGATTCCATAGTCTTCTCTGATAAAGTCAAAGAGCTTAGCCGCATTTTGATCTAGTAAAGCCCCGAGAGAAAACGGAGTACCAGACGGAAGAGTCTCACCGGTTGTAACCTCAAAAGCATTGGTAAGGTTTCTAAGAACATTTGAAACTTCGCTTGATAATAGCTGAGAACTTGAATTGTCTTTTACTTGTGTATCAACCCTTTCAAGCATTGTTTTTGGAACCTCAGACGCTCCAAACTTCATAATAGACCCATTTTCAACGTCTGAAAGGATGTTTTGAAGGACTGTTTTGTCTCTTGTTTGAAATACAATCAGTTGAGATAAGCGCATTGCCATGAGCATCCAGTTGCCTTGAGTATTTTTAACCTCTTGCATTGGGAAACATTCCTCGTAAATTCCTCTTCCCAGCCATCTACCGTCAACCTTTCGATAGTGAAGTTCTTTAAACGGCATCTCTTTTAGCTCTGTCTTAAACAGAATCAGACCCTCATCGTTACTTTTTACTGATGAATCTTTACCTTGTTTAGAACTTTGGGGCATTACTACAAGAAAATTTGCAAGAACAAGATCCTCGTCATCTTCTTCTTCTGTTAAAAGTTTTTTCTCAACATATCCATAAAATTCATGGACTGCGATATATTGAGACTTTTTAAACTGTTGTGTAGTGGTGTTTTCATCTCCGACATAGTTTTCCTGTCGGAACGTAATAAAGTTTTTAATAGCAATTTCGATCTGGTCAGCATCCCAACCTCTTTCTTTTTGCTTTCTTAACTCGATTGGAGTGTAATAATGCCTTTCCGAAGTCCAGCCATCATTCAAAGTTTTGGCTGTTGGATCACATGCTAAATTTCGTAAATCAACAAAATCAAAAACTCTGGAACCTTCAACCTTCTTAACTACGATTGAACCGATCCCAGAGACTTTTTCCGGTATTAGGTTTAGCTTCTTAGCAATTCCGTTCTCCCTCATCCAGTCTTTAGCTTTTCGCCGGTAGAGCCACGACCGGAAATAATTACTCTTTCCGTTTATTGCCTTGAATTGAATATCCTTTGTGTCTATGTCTATGTTTTTGGCTGCGTTTCTTACTGCTGGAGTAGACACATCAAAGAATACCTTTTGGCCTATTGAGTCTTCGTTACCGTCAACAAATTGCGCATTGGCATATAAATGAATACGCTTAATTGTTTCTGACTGGTTAAAATCATAACCATCAACAACGCGCACAGGCTTTTGTTGATAGTCCTTCTCGCATCTTCTTATGATTTCAAATATTTTACTTTGCATATTTATCGAAGAATTTGAGGTTTATTCTTATTTTTATGTATTGCTATTAAATTTCTTTCTTCTGCTTCATTATCTTTTTTTGTTACTTGAGCATAATCTTTCATTTGCCATGCGATTGCGCAAGCTGTTAAAAGATCGAAATGTCTAGTTGTTAAACGCGCGTCTTCCACTTTGTCCATTAAATCATGTCTGGAATAACTCTTTGCTTCTATTATAAGATCGGAATCGTTCAAAAGTAAATGCCCGTCTTCAACAGCTTTTGAAAGTGCAAAGAGCATTTTGGGCTTAGTAAGTAAGTTTGTATGCCAACCATACTCAGTCGGAGCCTTTGGTCCGAGCTTAGTATCCTTGCCTTTTGTTGTATGTAAATTTAGACCGAGTTGCCTCGCTCTTAATATTGTAGCATGTCCGTGATTATTTTTCTCTATTCCAACATAGTTTTTACCATACATATTGCTCTCTCGCTCAATCTCATCTCCAAAAATATCCGGTCTGATCTCATTGCTTTTAAATGTCGCAACCACGTTGGCAGGCACAGTAGAGAAGTCAATGAATACAGAGGTCGAGCTGTCGAGACCAACACCTCCGGCAACGTCGTGACCTGAACCGTATCTATGAGAAGGGTTGAATTTCTTAAAGATTTTAAAGTCTGCAACAACTTTTTGTGGTTCAAGTACGAGCATATTATCCAGAGTCTCTCGGTCAAACAGCGCATCTTTTGATGCAGAAGGCTGACACATTCTCTCACCTTCAAAGTCCTCATCATCCTCCCGCATTTGTTCAATATCAGCGTGAGAGTAGCGACTTGCCCAAGTAATAATCCCTTTGTGGATAATCGGTATGATTAAAACCTTTTTCCTTTCAGACTGTTTTAGAACAAGTTTATGTACATTTCCAGCCTCAGAAATGTAGTTGCAGGTGTAAATACATACTCCATCCAGTGAAAGACCTGTCCTGGCCTCTTCCATGTTGTCCCAGATAGTCTTAGTAATTCGTCCGGATCGCAATGTTTTTCTATTCTCAAAATCCTCAAACCAAATGAAATCAGGTCTTGCATCTTCTTGAATTGACCCACGTTGATCTGTTCCTACTGTGTCAGCTAACACCCGAACACCTGTTGAGGTTGTGAAAGATGACATTGTTTCTTCCCTTTTCTTTGTGGTTTTAGCAAAGATATCCGGGTACATCTCTTTAATCTTTGGAGAAATGAGCATGTTATAAATGTCTGTTACGATCTGAGACGAGTTCCCTTTATCGTAAGCAAGGATTTTCAAGTATCTCATCATGTTGTCTTCGTCGTTGGTAATGCAAAAAGCAAGGAACAATTTAGTCCTTGCTGTTTTTGCTGCACCACGAAAAGCAATATCAGTAAAAGAATCAATTTCGCTTCTATATGCTTTCAAGTTAAGCTCGTCCATTTCCTTGTGAAAGTCTGCGTCTGGGCTTGTGAAGTATTTGTGGAAGAAATAACGCGCCCAGAGATTAAACTTCAAAAGCACTTTTCCATTTGAATCCTTGTCATTAAAAAGAAACAATGCTTTTTTCTCAGCAAGAGAACCATCAGCTAGTAGTTGTTGGATTGAGGTGTTCATCAATCACTTGATTTACTTTCTCTTTCGTTTCTTTGTCCGGTACTATTGCCTCATCGTCTGAGGTGACATCTGATCTTTCTTTCATTCCGTGATTTGAGGATAAAACCAACTTTGCAATTGTGGAATTGTAATCTCCAGAAAGCCCATTATTAAGTAATCTTTTCTTCTGTTCTTTAAGAATTTTCTCCAAAGAGTCTGAAAAGTCTGGATGTTTATCCCTCCAATTAAATACTGTGCTCCTTGCTACATTGATAAAAGTTGAAAAGTCATCAATAGTTGGAAGTTTCACTTCAAGTTTTCTTTCAAATTTTTGATAACCTTTTTCACTTTCTAGCGACGTAAAATCATACCACTCATCTTTATTCTTTTTCAGATATTTATCAACTAAATCGCAAAACTCAGGCTTATATTTTGTTGGTCTCCAAGGTTTCTTTTTAGCCATAAGTTCATTTTTTAGTGTTTTGTCACTTCTAGTATATCACTCTTTGTCTTTCTTTTTGTCATTGTCTTTTGTTGCTCCTTCTAAATCTGCTTCAAATTGTTGAATTTCAGCGAAGTCACCATCGGCTGGGAACGGTTCTTTAGGATCAAATTTTTCACCTTTGTTCTTCTTTTCAAACATTTCGTAGATGTTCTTAATGATGTTCTCAACAGCTAATTGCAAAGCTAGATATTCTTTTTGTTCAAACGCTAAATCCAAGTTTGTCTCTGCAATTTCTTTTTGTTGCTTCTTCTGTTCATTCCAAGCAACCTGTAATTCTGACGGTGTAACTTCTTTGAGGTTTGCTTCCGGGTGCATACGCTGGTAATCAGCAAGTTTTGATTGGTAGTCCTGTGTAATAGCTTCGGATGTTTCAAAAAGATGTTGAAATGACTTATTCATTTTCCGTTTGGCAATATATGCTTCTTTTGTTTTTTCTAAAGGCATGGAGCCTCCAATGCACCTTGCAAACCATCTTGTTGTTGCTGCGGCGGAAGCGAACTGAGTAGAAAATCTGTACATACTTATTTCACTTTAGTTAGTAAATTTTTAACATGCTTTTTTTCAAGTGCTGTTCCAAATGTATCCACAAGATACTGTGTATTTGCAGCCATCTCTTCTAATGTTTTTTCTCTTTTTTCGGTAAGCTCTTCACAAAGTTGGAGATCAATTTGTTTCTCTTTGGTTGGGGATAAAGCATTAAGTGTTTTGTTGCCTGAAAGAGTCATGGTGTTCACAATCTGACAGCCTTGGCCAATCTCAACCGTAGCCCTTTCTTTTTCATCTATTAAAACGGCGATCTGAACTTGAGGATCTAGTTGCGCTTTATAGGCAATGAGATGAATGTTCTTTTTTGTTTTCATAAATCCTAATTCCTTGAGCTTTCTGCTATAACACTAATAACGTGTGATCTTACAAACTCTTTGCTGTCTCCATGTCCAATTTCAATCAAGTGGCTAATACTATCCAACATCCTTGCAAACGCAGGGAAGTCGGGGTCGTTCCAATCTACTCTATCAAGTAAATCACTTGGTCGAAAGTCTACTTTCATAATCTCGATCTATAAAATGGAATATGAGTTAAGCCGCCTATTGGGAGATCATAACATTCAATACCCATTTTTTTAACTGTATCGATGTTATCTCCTTGGATAAGTTGTTTTGCGAACGCCGGAAGGTTGTGATTTACATTCTGTTTACGTTCGTAATCACGCCTTCTTTTCTTCTTTTTTTGAATCCGTTTCAGCGTAGTTCGTTTCAACATAGTTTTCTTCTTTAAAAATTTCATCAATAGTGTTTTCTTTTAGAGCTTTTGTGATTGCTGCAAACCGTTTTTCGTAACCGTAAAGGCGACCAGTGAGCTGATTGATTTCGTTTGCATGAACTGTGAGAGCGTTTTCAAGTTGTTCTTTTTGAACCTCGTCCTTACAACCCTTTTTCTTTTCCAAAGTTTCGGCAAGTAGAAATTCTGTTACATCAATTTTAAGTTTGGTTTCAGTGATGTCCAATATGGTTTGTCTGAGATGGCTTTTTAGGTACTTAACCCCAAAATCTCTGTCTTTGAGAGATTCATCATTATCAAAAAGTTGCGACACTTGGTTTAAAACTTCTTTGGCAACGCTGTGTGAAAGCTGCCCTAAAGCTTGTGGATCCATAATAAATTTTCTTAATTGTTATGCTTGTATTGTATCATACTTTCAACCCATACACTAACCCTTAAGGGTTAGTGTATAGACTTAAATTACACCTTCTGAAAAACTGTGGTATAATGATTTTGCTTGAAAAACGTGGTAGAAAACTCTCACGTCTCTAGGCGGGGTTCGCCCCAAGGTTTCACGTTAAGCCTTAGCACCTAGGGACATGAGAGTTTTTTATATGGCTTCACCTCAATTAGAAAATGGATATACAAAAATAGCCAATGAGATTTTGGAAGCATTAAGTCGTGTTCCATCTTTAGGAAGCGAAGCCTTTCAGATTCTTATGCTTATAATAAGATATTGTTATGGTTTTCAAAGAAAAAAAGCTGAATTAAGTATAAGTTTTATCGCTAAAGGAACAGGAATGAGAAAAAGAAATGTTAGTCGGGCTATCGAACGGCTAGTGTCCAAACGGATGATAGTACGTGAAAAAAGTATGATAACCTTCAACAAAAATCACGATGAGTGGGTAGTGTCCAAACGGACAGGGGGTGTCCAAACGGACAGGGGGGGGGTGTCCAAACGGATGAAGAAGGTAGTGTCCAATCGGACAGACAAGAAAGATAACTATAAAGAAAACTATAATAAAGAAAACAAGCAGCGTCCTCAAACGGACGCGGATGAGATAAATCTTATAATGGAAAAATTCCAAATTCATCTTAACCAGAACATCAATTATGGAAATAAAACTCAACGTCAAGCAATTAAATTTCTTTTGAAAAAACATGGGATAGATAAACTTAAACGCTTAATCTTATTTTGTGCCAAAATTCAAAATGAACAGTTTGCACCAATAGTAACAACTCCTTGGCAATTAAAAGAAAAAGAAGCCCAGATTGCTGCTTATTGGACTCGTAAAAATAATTCAAAAGATTCATTAACCGTAGTTTAATATGTATTACGTTAAATTGATGTCAGGAGAAAAATTCCAAATAACAGATTCAGAGTTTGAAAATATGGCAAAAGCAAAAGGAAGTGTTTTTATTCCATCTCAACAAAGTTGGATAAATATGGCTTCAATTTCTACGATGTATCCTGTTCAAATTGCAGATTTGATTGAAGATAGAAAAAAACAAACAACAGGGGTTCTTAAGAATGGTGAACATGTACGTCGACATTTTGGAGAATGGGTTTTAGTTGGATCAGGAGGAGATGAGCCTGTATATCCGAATCGTGATTATTATAAAGAAATTCGAGAAAATTGTGTTGCTTCAGAAGAAGAATACAAACAAATTTGTGCTACAAATCAAGATTATTTTGAATTTATGTATGAAAAATCAAAACTAAAAAGATTGGGTAATTCTTCAATAGAAAAAATTGGTGATTTGTTACAAACAAAACAAATTGAAGAACCGGACTGGTGCGAGAGACATAAATGTTTTTTAATCGATTGTTCTTGTCACGATCAACAAATTGAAGACTCAAAAGAATTAAATATTGAATAAATATACCAATGAGACCATGTGATCGGTGCTTAGAAAGCATATGGAAGTACGAAAAAATGGAAGGTTGTTACATAAAAGCTACCTGCCAGATGTGTGGGTTTGAGGTTGAATGGGAGAGTGAAAAGCTATTGAGAAAGAAAAAAAGAGTTGAAGAAGACCCGAATTACTCAGGCGGTTCAGTTGAATATACGATTAGGAAAGGCCGTCTTTACAAGGATTCTGTTGAATATGATCTGTACAGGAACAAAAAAGGCTACGTGTGGATGAGACCGGTCAAAGATTATAAAGGCTGGGGGAGAATTAGTTTAGAAGGTTGTAAATGTTTTTTGAAATCATATTGTGAACATATGGTATAATATAACCATATGAACAAGATATGGAAAAAGAGGATGCCTAAACTAAAAAATAAGTACGAACTAATGATCGGTGATGTCTTTGGTAAATGGACAATCACCGGAGCTTTCCGAGACGATCTGAGAAAACAACATCGGTGGAGATTTACAGTTAAATGCGAATGTGGCTCTAAACAAGAAATGGCTGTGCATACACTTTTGAAAAAACGAACCACACAGTGCCAGCAATGTTCGTTTAAATCACGAACCAAACGTACTTGACAAGAAGAAATTGAAATGCTATAATACAAACATAATCCATAACCAATACCAATATGAAAAACAAACAAGCCATTAGTAATACCGTTTCGCGGAAACATCTGCGAAATAGGTTGTCTGATGGTTTTTTAGTTTGCCGGACTTGCAGGAAAGCAATTCTCGGCCAGAAGTTTATAAGAAACGGCTTATCATTTCACAAGCATTGTTACTTTGGAAAATATGCGTGAATCAACAAAAACTAAACTACAAGTCACCTTCGCAGTCCTCGCTATAATTATTTCAGGTTTACAACCAGTTTTATGACAACAGAAATTACCAAACAACCATACTCAAGCGCACAAGTCGCCTTAATTCAAAGAACAGTTGCTTGCGGTTCAACCAAAGACGAGCTGGCACTATTCTTAAACGTATCAAAACGTTGCGGCTTGGATCCGTTCTCAAGACAAATCTATTTCATTAAAAGAAAAGTTTGGAACGCAGAGAAAAAAATATCTGAAAGCATCGGAACAATCCAGACTGGAATTGATGGGTACAGAGCCATCGCAGAAAAGAGCGGAAACTACGCAGGAAGCGACGACGCGATTTATGACTCAGAAGAATTGGATCAGCCGAAAAAAGCAACCGTAACGGTTTGGAAAGTCGTAAATGGCGAGAAGTGTTCTTTTACCGCATCAGCTCGCTGGAATGAATACGCTGCAATTCATCCCAAAACTAAAAAGATTATGGGACAGTGGAATAAAATGCCGTACCTTATGCTTTCTAAATGTGCTGAATCTCTTGCACTTCGCAAAGCCTTCCCAAATGATTTATCCGGTCTGTACACAGAAGACGAAATGAGCAGAGCAAGTGCAGAGTCTGAGGCTATTGATATAACGGTAAAAGAGAAAAAAGAAACAAAGAAAGAAGAAGAGATGAGCAAGCTGCTTGAAGAAGCAACGCCGTCAGAAAAAGAGATCAATACCATGACAATAGAAGAAAACGAAATCAACATGGATCCAATAGAGGCTGAGTTTAAAAAACAAGAAGAAGAAGCTAAATAATATGAAATCAAAATTGTACAAAGGAAAAGTCTCATTGAGATTAGACGGCCGGCACTGCTATTGGGCAAGCGAAAAGGGAGAAGAAGAAACAAAAGTAATTGGCACAACATCTATCAGCGGGATTTTAGACAAACCTGCACTCAAATTTTGGGCTGTGGGGCTTGCTTGCGATCATCTTAATGGTTTACTCGATAATCACGAGGAAATTGATTACGAGGCAATTTCAGAGGCTAAGGCGCTACACACAAAACGACTAAAGGAAGCCGCTGACAAGGGAACTTTAGTGCATGAGTTTGCAGAAGCAGTGATCCGAGCACAAATCGAAGGAACACCAATGCCGGATAGTCCAAACAAAGAAGATGACGAAAACGTATTTAACGGTGCTCTTGCATTTCTAAAATGGACTTCTAAGCACGGTGTAAAGTTCGTTTCGACCGAGAGGCTAGTTTACTCACGAACGCACGGCTACGGCGGCCTCATGGACGCTGAGGCGATTGTAGACGGTAAGCTAAGAGTGATTGACTTCAAAACATCCAAGAAAAAGAAACCCAAGACGAAAAAAATAAAAGGCGAGTATGTTCCGATCCCATGTGCTCTCTGTTCCAAAAATGATTGTGGTGGAGTTTATGACGAGTTTCGTTTTCAAACAGCAGCATATCGCGCAGCAGCGGAAGAGGAGGGATCAAAATATGACGCAGACAGAATGATTGTGAGTTTTGATAAAGACTCCGCCGGATTTACAGTTCACGAACTCGATAATTACGATGCAGACTTAAATGCTTTTCTTGGTTTGTTGGAAGCTAAAAAAAGACTAATAGAATTGAAATAATAAAGAAAAATAATATGCCAGAAAAAAAAGAAAACCAAACTAGAACCCTTAAATTAAATAGAGTAAACTCAGGTTTAATTGAATTAAAGGAGGTTAATTTATTAAAAGGTTTTCCCTTTCATCGTGTGTGTAAATTTTGTGGAATTGATGAAGGGAAAGCAATAGAATCTTACGATTATTTCAAGAGTAGTCCAATTTTTAAAATAGTCAAACATTTTGGTAAAACTTTTAGAATCGAAGATCCTGAAGCAGAAAGACTAAAAATTCATTCATATATCTGTTTCAATTGTATTAAACAGCTTGCCAAACTTATAAAATAAATATGGGGAAAATTATCACAACAGATATTTACACAGCCGCCTTTCTGATCATGAACGGTGCAATACTGAAATTAAAATGGTTCGGTAATAAATGCGAGTTTACTTTGGATCATTCAGAACTCGACAAGCTCATTTCCATCTATGAAAAACCGGGAAATAATGTAAACGCAAAACTGTTTATTAGCCACTACAAAGAAGTTGCCAGACGGGTAAAAAATACTAAATAACGTAAAAAACAATATGTCAAACAAACTAATAGCCAACTTACTCATAGCTTCATTCACACTCGCTGTATTCGCTATTATAATTGAAGAAGGAACACTCGAACTGATCGCCGGTCTTGGTATGTGGGTCTTTGGAATCTGGAGCATCGTTAGATTGTACAAGTTGCCAGATATTAAGAAATGATATGCACATCAAACCACTCACAATTTTCGTTGTCCTGATCTGCTTTATTGTTACTGCATCAGTTCCTTTTATCGTCTACAGAAACACAGAGAAAATATGTGAAGCTGCTATAGTTAATATATTGAGTAAGTGATATGAAAGATAAAAAAGAAATGTCAGCAGCCACATGGACAATGACAACCAATGCTTTATATTTTGTTGAATGTCCACATTGTAAAAACACAATGTTAATGTCCAAAGAACCTTTAATTAAACGCCTTGTAAAATGGGCTAAGCAATTACCGGAAGTTTTTTAACTCCCTCCCTTAAAACTGCATCTTTCGTTCCAAATGATTTCCAACCCTTTGCGAGTAGGGTTCGACAAGCGTGGAATCTTAACGAGCGAAGGTGTGGTTTCGAGGCAGGGAGGCAACTAAAAATGTA